TCAATCTGGTGGAAAAAGAAGATTAAAGTATCATTATAATGGTGGTAGTCCAGAAAATGACTTATTTAAAGTAATAAGATATATTCATGAAGAAAAATCCTTTAGACCAGAACAGGTAAATCAGAAATTATTAGTTGCTTTACTAAGTCCTGCATTAAATATAGAAACTCGAAATAAAGATGGTTATACACCGCTTTCTTTAGCTGTTAGAGAATTGGATGTAAATATGGTTAAGATGTTATTAAGATTAGGTGCTAATCCAAATAGTACTTATAGAGGTGGTAGTCGATATTTAGTACATTATTTAGCAAATGATGATAGAGTTTTGGAAAATAATAATTTAGAAGATAGTTCAGACGAGGATGAAAAAAAATATTTATTATCAAAACAACTAGAAATTATGAAGCTTTTATTGGAAAATGGAGCAAATGTGAATGAAATACAACCTTCATATGGTTTTACGCCACTTCATTATGCAGTAAAAAATTATAATCATAATTTAGTCGAACTGTTATTAAAACACGGAGCAAATACGGAACTTAAGGCACCATTCAACAGGCCCGTGGGCGGCGAGGTAGCGGCAGCATATGCTTGGAATATCACGCTCTTTACTCCAATTGAGTATTTAGAGAAATACAAGCAATGGTTGGAGGAAGAGGTGGAAGCGAGTGCCGGCCCACGACGTATCGCGCGCCATCAACTCCGTGTAGTCCTCAAAACCTTAAAAATATTAGAAAAACACGAAGCAAAAAGAGAAACAAAGAAACTTCTTACAGACCAACTAGGAAGAACTCTATTGTTGAATAAAGATGATCTAAATAATAATCGTGATCCAGATGATACTCGTCCTCATCTTTCGGGTCATAATAATAAAGTTATAAATAAAATAAAATCATATTATGGTGGTAAAGGAAAGAAAAAGACTAGGAAATTGATAAGACTAAAAAATAAAAAATCAAAAAAAATTAAGTCAAAAAAGACAGTAAAACAAGAATCACCATTAAAGGAAAAATCCTCAATTCACTGTATAGGATATACAAAAAATAAAGAATGTATACCCACTGGACTAGTGTTACCATTTTTTTAGTTATAATTCATCAACAAAATCGATAACGTCTCCATTATTTGGACAATAATTGATTGTTTTAATTTTTCCATTTAGTGTAATATATCTACCGTTTTGCATAATATTGCTAAGAGGTCCTTGAATCAAGTCATATAGGGTTTGTCCTCTTTTTATACTTATAACTTGGCCATTAGGAATAAAAACAAAAATTCTGGAGTATAATAGTTCTTTTTGGATAAGTTCTACAAATTCGGTTGATGATTTCACAGTATTATTCCAATCTTTGATTATTTCTAACCATGGTAATGTATTACTACTTGGTTTATATTTCCAATGCGCTGCAGTACCAACAGTAGCAATTCTATGCATATCTCTTGTTTTTACTTGTATTTCAATAGGAAAGTTATTTTCAAGAATAATAGTTGTATGTAAGGATTGATATCCATTTTTTTTGGGATTAGCAATGTAATCTTTGAAAGAATTTGGTATAGTTGTTTTCCACATGGAATGAATTATATCTATTATTGAATAACACAATTCGGGAGATTCTTCAATTATTATTCGAATTGCGACTATATCTCGAAGATCTTCAATTTTTATTTGATTTTTTTCAGATTTTTTCCAGGCTGAATAAACAGATTTGGTTCTACCACTAATTTTAAAATTAATGTGATGTAGTTTTGATGAAATTTTTTGGCATACATCTTCTATATAGTGTGAATAAGAATTGTTACGATTATGTATTATGTGAAAAGAATTATTATAAGCGGTTGGATATAAATATTTAAAACTCAGATCTTCAAGTTCTTGAACGTATCTCCAAATACCAATTCTTTTTGCTAATGGTGAATAAATATCCATTGTTTCCAAGGAAATTTTAACTTTTTGTTCTTTTTTTAAATGTTGTAATGTTCTCATAAAGTGTAGTCTTTCAGCTAATTTAATAATTATAATACGTGGATCTTCTGCCATTGATAGGAACATATTTCTTATATACTCGTTTTTCATAGTTTTTGTATTCAAATAATCTTCTTGTATTGGAACTTGAGCTTTATTACTGTATGTTAATTCAGTTATTTTAGTAATACATTTTACAATATTTTCAACATTTTTCCCAAATAGAGATTCTATTTCAAAATAGGTTATATTTGATTTTTCAATAGAATCATGTAAAAGGGAAGAAATTATGGTAATAGCATCTACTTTAGAATCTGCTAAAATAGTTGTAACTGCTATAGGATGATTAATAAACATTTCTCCAGATTCAAGTGTTTTGTTGAAATATACTAAATATGATATAGTTAATGCCAGTTTAACAGTTGAAAGGTCGTTTTTTGGTAAATATCTTAATGGTTTTTCTAAACCTCTATAAATGGAATCTATGATTAACATATCATATTGATCAATATGAGATATTGTACTATTTAGAGATGGTATTTTGTTAGTAATAGTATTTGGTATTAATGGTATAGTTTCAATCATATTTGTTTGGGCTGACTCTGGATTATGACTATATAATTTTGTAATAACAAGACTGTTGACTATAATAAGATAAAATGAAATGATTGATTTGAAACAATACATATATTATTAAAGTGTTATTGATTTACTTTAAAGTATAAAAATGATTAAGAATTATTAAGTTTAATAATACACAATTATAAAAACATAAAAAATTATGGAAAATAGTTGGGTTCTAGTTGACCTAGGATATATGTCCTTTCTTCGTTACCATGCAACTAAGATTTGGTTCAAATGGCAACCTGAAAAAGATCAAGAAAATCCATGGCAAAATGAAGAAGTTTTTCGTAACACATTATTACGAGTATATGAAAGAACATTAAAGAAACTTACTAAGAAGAAAAAAGCCATATTAGCAATGGAGTCCCTGGACGGTGGTAATTGGCGAAAAGAAATTTATTCTGAATATAAGGGAACTCGTCCTAAGAATTATGATATATTTGAGTATTTAAAATTTTTGGCAAATGATTGGTTACCAAAATTTTGTGAAAAGAATGAAAATTGTATTTATTACAAAATTCCGAATACTGAGGCAGATGATATTATAGCTCTTAAAGCCCATGAATTATTATTAAAAGATCCTGTTCCAGAAATAAGTATTATTACTGCGGATCACGATTTTATACAGTTAGTTGAAAAAGATAATAATATTCGCATTTACAATGATAAGTATAAACTAAACAAGAAATGTGAAGAAGATTTGGTAGGTTTTGCTTATCTAAAACGTAAGATTGTATATGGTGATAATTCTGATAATATTAAGTCAATATACTCTGGAAAAGGTTGTACATTAAAAAAAGAAGCTTTATTAGAAAAATTAAAAAATATGGATGATTTGGATTTAGTTACACAAGAAATAGTAGGGAGTTCAAAAGAATATAATAATTTCAAAATGAATCGAGAATTGATTGATTTTAAAAAAATACCTATGAAAACAAGGTTAGCATTTGAGGAATATTCTCAAAATCTTTGTTGATTTCTAATAATCAAAATTATATACAAATGAATGTATTATTCCAAGAACATCATCATTCAATTTGTATAAGTTTCCAGAATTAGAATTTGTTGCTTTTAACAAATTCTTTTTTGAAGCCCATGAATAACATAATTCAATAGTGTCTGTTACGTTTAGCCTATTTGTATGTGTATTTTTTAATACTGGACCTATAAAATATTCTAAATCAGAATGATAAGCTTTTTTCCAAGGTAGTTTCAAAGCCTTTAACATAGTATTTGATTCTAATCCATAATGGGAACACATAGATATGACTTTACATAAGAATGTTCTTGAATGATATTTATGCTTAAATATCATGTTTGCAAGAAAATATTTGTCATTTGGATTTGCTCCCTTTTTTAGAAGAAAACGTAATATTTTTAAACTAACATCTTCTAAATGATTTATTCTATCATTATATGTTCTTAGCTTTACAAAACGCGATCGTCGCCTTACATCTAATGCGACGCGACTTATAATATCTGCTTGTTCACTATTCAGATTATAATTATTATAATCATAAGGAGTCTCGGAATTATGTGCCCAAGAATTAGGCATAATTGGGATATATCTTAGAAGAGTTGGATCTGAAGTTTGTTGCCATATTTTCCGTTGTGGGAAGCCTCCTTTAAAATCAAACATAATGGCCAAAGAATATTTAATAAGTCTTGAAGGATTGTCATCTTTTCGAACCATAGCTTTGATGGCTTTTAAATCATAAGCATTAATTCTCCCATAAAACGAATCCGTAATAACACCTCTATTTCGTGTATAATATCTCCAAGCATCTATCACTTTACTTAAAAATTGATTTTCCTTTTTTCCTAAAAAAACTCCAATGTCCTGCTTCATTATCAGATTATAACGTGGGTCGAGTCCGCGGCGCTCCGATATTTTCATGATCTATACACTTGAAGGCGTAATTACAAAACAAGTTACTGTCTAAAAGTAATTACTATTATAAATCTGGGCATGCAGATTTTATTTGATTCCCTCTAGTTTATTATAAAGTTATTCTTAAATCATTTTTTTTTCAAAAAAAATTTTATGATAATTCTTAAAAATCTTTTCAATAATATATGGAAGGAAACTTATTTGATTATATATTTTTATCAACATTGTACTTCATGTTTTTGTTAATATGGCTTGTTATATTGGGAATAGGTAAATTTGCACCAAAATATCTGGATCCAGTACGTTCATTTTTAACTTTATATATTGGCGGACTTTTGTTTGTTAGATATAATCCAGTAACCTATAAAGATAGAAACTTTCGTGAATTTGATAGAAGATTAATATTTACTTGTTCAATTTTTTTGCTATTATCAACCGCTTTAATTACTGGTATTAGAAAAAGAATAGAGAAAAAGGCAGGTCCGATTGTTCAAGATAGTATTTCAGATATAAAAGATAATATTGGTATTCCTAATTAAAACTTGATTCAATATATTTTTCTAACATATTATCAATTAAATCTTGTTTATTCAAAAATTTACCGTCACTTTCAATTGACAAACCACTTTCTTCTACATTGTTTCTTAAATCAGTTATATTCATCTTATTGAGTTCTCTAATTTTTTTTAAAGCATCTTTATTATAAGCGAGCTCAATTCTTTTTGTACGATCTTCATATATATCCATTTTTTTAGATAAAATGTAATTAATATTTATAGATCCTTTTTGTTCTGAATTTAAAATAGAACCAACTTCACCCGAATGTTCCCAAAGACAAATAGTATCTCTTTCATTACAAATTTTTGAACACCATTCATAACCGATTTCTCTCATTACAAGTATATTTTTGTTGATGATACTACTATATATGTGTAATCCAGCTGGTAATGTATTCTTAAATAAGGAAGAATATATTGTAGCTTTTTTTGAGCCATATAAACGATATACAGATGCATCATATATTCTAGGAAATCGATTAGATGCTTTATTGATCAATTCCAAAACACCCTTTTCCTTAGTATTATCTGAATATACTGTGTACAATGGATCATTTGCTGATAAAATAGCATGAATCCATCTTTGTTCACCTTTATGTGTAATAGAAAAAAACCGATCTGTTTTATATTCAGAAGGAAAGAAATTAGGAGTTGGAAATTGAGTTTTAATTTTGTTAGATTCTAAATTTTTGAACCATTCGTCAACAGTCGGCTCACATTCAATAACATTTTCTACATTTTCAAGAGCAATTGGTAAACAAGTATTTCTTGGAATATTTGGGGATTGCATCCATTTAGCATAAGGATTCATTAAGGCTGAAGACATTTCTAATGATTCACGACCTTGATTGAAATAATTATATAACATTGTAGGGAGTGGCATTGTATTGTTACTACTTTAATATATAAAACTATACTTAAGTAACTTATTTTTAAGATTATTAGTTTTTATATATGTATATATAATAATGGCACAGTTTAGAAGATCTAAATATACTCGCCGTAAACCAAAAGTGGCTGGTGGTTTATTACCATCATTTTTGACTGGAAAAAAGAGTCCAAAAGAAACTGCATGGAAAAAGCATATAGAAAGTCGTTCTCCTTTTATGAATAATTTAAAAAATATGCTTGAAAAGAGAGAAAAAACTTGTGGTGACAAAGATTCAAAAAAGACAAAAAGAATTATTAGTCGTTTAAAAAAATCAATGAAACTTAGCGAAGTTAATAAATTTGTAAAAGAATTAAAAGAACTTAGTGAACTTATAAAAAAATGGGATAAACGTGTATTAACATATGCTGTTGATTTAGGTAAAAAATGTGGTATGTTTGAGGTTATACCACAAGATTCAGATATTAGAGTATTTATTGCAGAACGTATAGAATTTGAACAAAAAAACGATCCGGAACTTTTTGTATATGATGTTGTTCCTGTGCGAAAACCGGGTACTGGAACCGGGGTTGAAAGAGATAGATATGGAAGATTTACCCGAAGAGTTGGCTCAGATTTAACAAGAACTGATAGAGATGACATACGTAGAGCTATGAATAGACGTATAATACAAACAAGAGCAGATAGACGTGCCGATGAAATACAGTTTGGAAAAAAAACATATGGTAAAGACAAATTAACTTCTTGGGATAAAGATTGGTTTGAAAATCTAACAAAAAAATACGATATTGATAATATTCCTGCTGAAAAACGAGATGCTTTGTTAAGATATTACGAAAAAAAAAATAGTTCCGACAAGAGAAATGATCCCCGTTATTATCCAGATGGTAAAGGTTATGATTATGATAGAAGCCGTTTTGTTGATCCTTTAAGAAGAGAAACTAGGAGAAGAAGAACTATTGGCAAGACTGATCCAGTGAATGCCGCAAGAGAAAGAGCAAGAGCTATGGCCGCTGCAAGAGCATCTGCCGCGGCTGATAGAATTACTCGCGAAACTAGAGATAGTGGTATAAGTGTATCACCAGGTGTAAGTAGAATTGATCCAGTAGATGCGGCAAGAGAAAGAGCAAGAGCTATGGCTGCGGCAAGAGCATCTGTTGCGGCTGATAGAATTACTCGCGAAACTAGAGATGGTAGTGTTGGTACATCACGCCGTGTAAGATTTGCTGATGATCCATTAGATGCAAGAGCAAGAGCTATGGCCGCGGCAAGAGCCTCTGCAGAGGCGGATAGAATTACTATTGCAACCAGAGATAGTGTAAGTGGAACTCCAGAATATTTTCCAGAAGAAATAGGACCAATAGAATCAACATCAAGTGTTCCACCTCCTCCACCAGATGGTCCACCCCCATTGACACAAACAAAAAAAAAAGGCCTTTATGAAAGAACTATGGATGTAATCGGATCAGCAGGAGACTATTTAATGGGTAAAAAAAATAATCAAGAAGGTGCAACACAAACTGATACAGAAATGAAAGAAGTCAAAATAACAAAAGATAGTGGTACAGATTATGAATCATTATTATCAGATGCACAAACTCAAGTGGAACCCACAACAAAAGATAGTCAAGTTGGAACTGAAGTCGAAACTAATGATGTGGAAACTCAAGCAATGCCAAATGGTGTAGAAATATCGGTTGGAACTGATTTTACAGGTGATTTACCAAATGAAAAAGAACAGTCGTTTGCACAAACACAAGCACATAAGTTAGCTGGAATGTATGAAGCATCTCAATCTATGAATAGAAAACAAGAAAGAGATGCTGCAAAACAGGCTATAGACAGAGCATTAGCACAAAACGCCGCAAACGAAGCCTTAGAAGCCTTAAAAAAAGGAAATAGTTCAGTTGATAAAGACCCAGAACAAAGAAAACCTAATCTTTTTGAAACAGGAAATAGTTCAGTTGATGAAGACTTAGAAGAAGAAAAAAAACGAACTCAATCACGACAACGTGAAAGAAGAGCAAGAAGACGTGAAAGACGGTTTCTTAGAACATCCACTACCCCAAGAGTTGTACCAGACTCTTATGTTGAAGGAGATTCATCTGAAACAAATTACCATACACCGGATGAGGATTTTGATCCCGAGAATTTATCTGTAGGATCAGATGGAACTCCTGAATTATTGACGGTTGGTCAAATATCGCAAGAAGAGACTCAAATAAAACCAAAAAATCCACAAGCAATGCCTCCATTGGGTCCTGATGAAAGAGTACCTCTTCCTCCTTCAGGATTTGAAATCCCTCCTTTTTCAAGACGCGCATCTGATGAACAACCTATTATACAAGGTCCAGAATCAACATCTAATTCACTTGGTCTTGGACAAGATATGCCGGATAGATTAGCTCATCAAAATCCAACATTATTTACTCAAATAGAAGAAGAACCATCGTTTTCAAGACGAATGCCACCTCCTCCTCCTAGAAGACTTTTAAGATCTGAAAATCAAAAATTAATAGAACAAAGAAGAGAAGAAGGTAGACCTGAAACTGATCCTACAAGTCAGAGCTAAGATTTAAACATTTTTAAATATATTGTCTAATTTTAAAGGTTTAAAATCTTTTTTAATATTCTTTGTACGTTCTTTACATTGTGTATATAACGCCATACACGCGTTTCTTTTTAAAACTGGATCTTCAATATTAGGACATTCAATAGTATGTTCTTCTCCAATAGGAGGACAATCCATATTTTGCGCATTTGATATAACATTTTCATTCGAAGTCATGCTTTCAAATATATTATTGCAAAAAGTACAGAATATAGTTATGAATACTATAAACAGTAATATTACATAGTATATGTTATTCATTAACTATTGAATTATAAAAATGATTAGTAAATATATTTTTGACTTAAAATAAATTAATATGGGTGCATGGGATTTAACGTATGATTGTAAAGCAACAATATTTGCAGATGTTGTGGAATATTATGATAAATTAGT